CACACTTTCTACGTATATAACCCGAGTAAGATAATGGCCAATTTAAGAGTAGCAGAGTTAGATTTTGATGCTATCAAAACTAATTTAAAAACCTTCTTACAATCTCAAGATCAGTTCACTGACTACGATTTCGAAGGTTCTAGCCTGTCGGTCTTATTAGATATTCTAGCATACAATACTCATTATAATGCTTATGTAGCTAACATGCTGATGAATGAAATGTTTTTAGATTCTGCAGTTAAACGAGCATCTGCAGTATCTATAGCTAAACATCTTGGTTATACACCGCGCTCATTAAGAGGTTCAGTAGCTAATTTAAATGTTGTTGTAAACGGTCCTATTAATTTGCCCCCGTCAATAAGTATCAACAGGTTTACCCAATTTTCAACTACCATAAATGGTACTGCGTATACTTTTTCTACTATTCACGATCATGTGGCTGAAAGGGAAGGATCATCATATACATTTAGTGATGTAGATGTTGTAGAAGGTACTGTATTTTCTCAGACATTCGTAGTAGCTGACAATACACCAGACGGTAAATATGAAATTCCAGCTGTGGATGTTGATACATCCACGCTTTATGTTACAGTTCAAAATTCTGTTTCAGATCTAACTTCATACACTTACACCCTATCCACCGACATTACTGGCTTAGATTCTACTTCTAAGGTATTTTTTCTAGAACAAAACCCTCAAGGTAATTATCAAATATATTTTGGTGATGGTATTATAGGTAAGCAGCTTAGTATAGGTAACATAGTAAGCGTTACATTTATAAGGTCATCTGGTGCTTCTACCAATGTATCAAGTACTAACACACTTACATTTACTTCTACAGGTTCAATAGCTGGGTCATCCAATATTAGTATTACGGTAAACAGCAATCCTACAGGAGGTAAAGACGCAGAAACTCTATCCTCTATAAAATTTAATGCCCCTAGAGTAAATGCTGCGAGAAATAGAGTAGTAACGGTTGATGATTATGAATCTTTAATACTTGCTAATTACTCCGGTGCAGAAGCAGTATCGGTGTGGGGTGGTGAAGACAACGATCCTCCAATTTATGGTCGAGTATTAGTCTCGCTTAAACCAGCTACAGGCTTCAGCATATCCCAAACTACAAAAGATAGTATTAAAAATACTATTCTTCAATCTAAAAAAATGATCACTGTGGATGTAGATTTCGTAGATCCAGAGTATATTTTTATATCTACTAATAGTAACATACAGTATAATCAATCATTAACTACATTAACCCCTAGTGCTATCAAGTCGCAAATATTAACTACCATAAGCAATTTTTTCAATTCTGAATTAAATCAGTTTAATAAGAATTTTTATTATTCTAAACTGCTCAAAAACATAATTGACACAAACACTTCTATCGTTAACGTAGTTTCTACAATTAAACTACAAAAACGGTTAAAACCAATATTAGGTTCCAATAATATCTACATATCTACAAACTCTGTTAAATTTAGAAACCCTATTAAACCCGGTGGTATTTTATCTAGCTTCTTTTATTTGGTGAGCGGAGGTATAACTTATCTATGTAAGTTGGTAGATATACCAGACGATTCCCCCCCTTCTAACACAGGGACAGGAACTATTAGAGTATTAAACGCATTAAACAATAATATAGTAATTAGAAAAGTAGGTACAGTTAGTTATAGTACTGGTGAAGTAACCATATCTGGAATAACACCAGTATCCTACCCTACAGGTATAGTAGATATTAGAATAAGCTCTGAAGTTCAAGAATCATATTATAATTTATCATCATCAAGAAGTGAAATTTTTGTAGAAGACGATACTACCTCTATTACCGCTGGGGGCTATATTGCTGGTACTAGTGTTACAGTAACCCCTATAGTCTGACATGTCTTCTTTAAGAATAAAAGATAAACTATCACAGCTGGTCAGAAGCCAGCTGCCTGAATTTGTTTCTAGTGAATATAGTGTTTTTGTTGAATTTTTAGAAGCTTATTACAGATATTTAGAACAAGATCAGTATGCTTATGAGTTAATTCAAAATGCTCAAGATTATGCTGATATTGATCTGACTGCTTCGTCGTTTGTAAATTATTTTCTAACCAACTATGCAAAAGATTTTCCAGTTAGTGCGTTAGTTAATAAAAGGTTTTTTGTAAAAAAGATAAAAGATCTATATGAATCTAAAGGAAGTGACCTATCATTTAAATTATTATTTCAGATTTTATATGGTGAAGAAGCAGAAACATCACACCCTTATGATTTAGTATTAAGAGCAAGTGATGGTGTATGGGAGCAAAGACTTTCTATAAGAGTTAATATCATATCTGGCTCTGCTGCAGGGCTGGTAGATAAGTTACTTAAAGTTAGTAAGGGGGGCATTACCTACACCGATCAAATATTAAAGGTAAGATACCTGGAAGGTACTACCTATGAGATCTTTATTCCATCTAGTAGCATAACCCCGTTTAGTATCGATGACACAGTTTATGTAGGAACAAGCCCGGGATATGATTTTTTAGGTATAATTATACCTACAACTTCCACACTAGAAGTATTGGAGGGGGGTACTGGGTTTAAAGCTGGTCAAATTTTTAATGTAACTTCACAAGGTGGGACCGGGACTTTAGTTAAGATACTCAAAACTAATGGTGACTCTAGTGTAACTGCTGCAAAAATAATTAATTATGGGTACGGGTATAATAGTAATACCAGTATAGTTTTTGACCTTGTAACTAATATTGGCGTATCGTCAACGTCAAAAACTATAACTTCAAACACCGCCGGGTTCGTAGATACGCTAACGGTAGCTACACCTCATGCTAATACTACGCCAACTAGATATTTCGATACTGATTACACCAGTGTATTTTCTTCTACAGGTTATTTGGATTATGTAATAGATTACTTTGATTATTTTGTAGATATTTACGTTCAGGATTCAACAACAGGTAGTGTATTAACGCTAGGGTATACATTTGATGCTGTATTGACAACCACTTCCAGCTCAGTAGGTACCCCAGTTGATGTTGAGACAAGCGCTCTTTCTATTGCACAATTAAAATTTAATATGGGTGCGTTGGCACGGTACCCTGGTGAATATAAATCTTCTAGAGGTTTTATTTCAGAGCCTGATGTAAGGTTGCAGGATGATAATCTCTACCAGCCGTTTGCTTATCAAGTAAAAAGTAATTTAGACATAGAAACTTTTTATGATATTGTTAAAAAATTAATCCACCCTGCTGGTACTAATCTATTTTCTAACAGAACTCTTACAAATAATGCTAACATTAGATCTAATATTAGCGTACTTACAAGATCTAATGTATTTTTACAGTTATATGACACGTATGAGATCAGAGAACTGTTCGGTGTTCAGTTAACTCCCGTACTTTTTAGTAATGTAACCATAACCGATTTAGAAATATTTAAGAGGTTACCACCGAGCACTAACAACGAAACTTTTGAATTAGCTGATATTAATACTTTTTCATTGAGCAAGCCATTAAGCAATACAGTTTCTATATCAGATACCTCGATACTATCTATCAGTAAACCGCTAGCTAATACTCTCACACTATCTGATAACTCATCGCTCAGCTTTAACAAAGCTCTCGCTAACACAGTATCTTATTCTGATGATGGAACTATTTTAACTATTAAATTAGTTTATGATGATAGTGTAACCCCGTTTGATACATTTGTCTATGCAGCTGAAAAACCAACGTTAGCTAATACTTTAACAATATCTGATAGCTCATCATTGAGCTTTAATAAACCGCTAGCCAATACTGTATCTGTGGCTAACGTTACAAGTTATGAGTTTATAACAGGTATAAATAATGTTTACAGTAGAACAAGAATCACTGATAACGGTTTAGTGACAGATTTAAGCTACGTTGTCGATTACTTCAATTATTTTGTAGATGTTTATGTGGTGCACCCAGTCTCAACCTTCTAAGGAATTTCAATGATTACTGAATCAGTTAAAATAAAAGGTAGTTTAAATGTTCTACATTTAGATGCCTCAGGACTTATTAAAGATGAAAAAATAGTAGATAATTTAGTTGTTCATGTTGGTAAGGAACTTATTGCAGCAAGACTAGTAGGTAATACTCTAGCTGTACCTAGTCACATGGCTATTGGTAGTTCTTCAACAGCAGCTACAACTAGTCAGACTGCATTGCTTGGTGAGCTTGGACGAGTATCGTTAGATTCTACTACCCGTACAAACAATGTGAATCAATATATTGCTACCTTCCCAGCAGGTACTGGTACTGGTGCGGTTGTTGAAGCGGGTATTTTTAATGCTGGTTCCTCAGGTAATATGCTCTGCCGTACTACATTTAGTACAGTGAACAAGGCAGCTGGTGATACTATTATCATTACTTGGAATTTAACAGTAGCATAATATGTCTTTCTTACTTAAAGAGACTATACATCAGTCTCTAGCTGAAACTCTTTATAATGAAATTATTTCTAGACGTAGTATCTATTATTATTTTATTGGTAATATTTTGGAATGGCCTGATGAGCTAGCTCCAGGTGAACCTTTAGATACTAACGATTATGAAAAGTATACTAGAAATGGTATACTAAGCGTTAAGAAAATTAATCTTAGAGACGTATCGCTTGTCATACCAAGAATTGACTGGTCCTCTAATGTTGTTTATGATCAGTATGATGATTATTCATCAGCAGTAACATCAGCTTCTGGTGCTACCAGTCTTAAAGATTCAAATTTTTATGTGTTAAGTAGTAATTATAATGTTTATAAGTGTCTTTATAATAATGAAGGTGCTAATTCTACAGTTGAGCCAACTGAAACTGACTTTACCCCTATTACTACATCTGATGGTTATGTTTGGAAATTTATGTATTCTATTCCGTTGGCGAATAGAAATAAATTCTTAACGAATGACTATTTACCGGTTCAACGAGCGGTTAATTCTACTTATTATTCTAACGGCGAAATAAGTAGTGTAGTAGTAATAGATAAAGGGTCAGGGTACTTAGGAAATTCATCAGTCTATTTAACTGTTGAGGGTAGCTTCCTAGGTGGAAGCGGAAATGTAGTTGCAAATTTGACCCCGTTATTTAATACTAGCGGTGAAATTATAGATGTAATTATTAATAATCCAGGTGCTAATTATAAATTTGCATCAATAAAAATTATCGATACAGAAGGTACAGGTATAAGTTTATATCGTGGAGTTAGTAATGTTAAAATTAACTCTACAGGGTCAGGTTATTTCACTAACGTTGTTTCTAACACACGTGTTACTATAGCAACCACCGGAGCAATACAACCTACTGCCAATGCTCAAGCTAATTTAATTTTTAGTAGTAACACTTTAGTAGATATAGTTATTACTAACCCAGGTGCAGGTTATGCATCTAATGTAGCATCTAATACTACTATTACTATATCTACTACTGGTAATGCTCAACCAACTTTAAATGCTTCCGCTAATTTATTTTTTAATTCTACTGCTGTACTCAAACCAATTTTATATGAAGGTAGAATTGAAGATGTTATTATTGAAGACCCAGGAACGAAATATTCAAGCAACTTACAAACGCAGGTATCAGTGATTGGGGATGGTATTGGTGCAGTATTTACACCGTATATTAATAGTCTAGGTGAACTAGAAGATTTAATTATTGAAAATAGAGGTGTAGGTTATACATACGCTGATATTTCTATCATAGGACCTGGAGAAGGTGCTAACGTAATTACCAATATTACTCCTCTAACCGAGCTTGATACTTTACAGTCAGTAGTAGAAGTAACAGCTACAGATGGTGCTATTCACGCAATTAGAATTAATAACGCGGGTGATAGTTTTTCTCACGCAAATATTACAGTTTCTGGGGATGGGACAGGGTTTGCAGGTAATGTTACTATCCAAAATAATTCCATTTATAAAATTACTATAGATGAGGTAGGTTCAGGATATTCTTTTGCTAATGTAATTATAACCGGAGATGGTGCTAATTCTAATCTAACTGCTATATTATCACCAACAGGTGGTCATGGTAAAGACGCTGTTAGTGAACTTTTCTGTGATTCTGTTATGTTAACCTCGTCTATTAATAACGATAGAAACCATGGGGTGTATATTAATAATGATTATAGACAATTCGGAATCTTGAAAGATGTCAAAGGTTATAGGTCCGGTCTTACGTTTGATAATGTAACCGGTAGTGCATGCTTTTTAATTGCGGCTAATTCTAGTGGTCTGCAACGCGATTCTATACTAAAAATAGACGTAGGTGGTGTAACAAGGTACTTCGAGGTTGTAGAGGTACCTTCTTCTTCTCAGCTATTACTATTAGGTAAGAATAATTATGAATTAGAAATTGACGATGTTCTTACCGATAATGCTACAGCAGTAACTTACGTTGTTGGGGATGTTTTGAAAAAACCTGATATAAATAAAAATAGCGGTCAAATGCTTTTTATTGATAATAGAACTTCTGTAAGTCACAGTGACCAACAATTAGTCACACTAAGGACAGTAATTAGACTGTAAAAATATGGCACTTAATTTAACAACATCTCCATATCATGATGACTACGATGAAACTAAACAATTTTATCGTATACTGTTTAGACCAGGTCGCGCGGTTCAAGCCAGAGAGCTTACCCAAATACAAACATCTTTACAAAATCAGATTAAACGATTTGGTCAGAATATTTTTAAAGAGGGTGCATTGGTTTTACCAGGGCATTCTGCTATTGATTTGTATGCCAAATATGTAAAATTAACTACTTCATATAACTCTGTAGATTCTGATGATGTTTTGGCTAGCTTAGTTGGTGTAGAAATTACCGGGCAAACGTCAGGTATTCGTGCTTTAGTTATAGATTATGAACTATCTAGCAGTGCAGATTCACCTACATTGTATGTTAAGTACTTAGACTCTGGCACATCTAAAACAGCTACTAATTTTGCTGATGATGAAGTATTGGTTAATGCAGATAGTTCAGTAAGTGTCAAGGCTGCAGTCTCTAATGCTACAGGAACAGGTATAAGATTCTCTATTCAATCAGGTGTGTTATTTGTTAAAGGTGTTTTCGCATACTTTGACTCACAAGATATTATAGTCTCAAAATATGATAATACAGTATCAAAATCTGTTGGGTTTTTAATTACAGAGTCTGTAATTACTAGTGATGAGGATGAGAGCCTGTTAGACCCAGCTTCTGGTTCTTATAATTATTTTGCTCCTGGAGCAGATCGCTATAAAATTGCCCTAGATTTAAATGTAAGAAATATAGGTGATTATACCAACGACCCTGATTTTGTTGAGTTAGCAAGAATAGAAAACGGTGTTTTAATTTCCTTAAAGAAAACAACAGAATACAATATTTTAAACGATACTCTTGCAAGAAGAACATATGAAGAGTCTGGTAACTATAATGTTAGACCTTATTCCTTAGAGGTTACTAATCATTTAAGATCTTCAAACTCTGCATTAAGAGATGGTTTGTATACAACCGCACAAGGAGGCAATACTGATTTATATGTTGGTATAGTCAGTCCTGGTAAATCTTATGTGTTAGGTTATGAGGTAGAGAATACCCAGACACGTTATGTCAATATTCCTAAGGCTAGAGATTACGTATCAGTCAACCAAGGTTTTATCCCTACTGAAGTAGGTAACTATGTCTTAATTACTAGTGCTAACTCAGTCCCAGATATTGCAACTCATTCTACTATCAGTTTATATAATCGTTTAACAACTACCCCTGGTTCACTAGCTGGTTCTTTAGTAGGAACAGCAAGACCTAGAGCATTAGAATATTATTCAGGGAGTGGGTCGAGCTCAGTATTTAAATTATATCTGTTCGATCTTCAAATGGTATCCCCGTATACATTTGAGCGAAACGTTAAACAAATTTATTATGATAATTCTGGGTTTGGTGATTTTACTGCTAACATAGTTCCAGATTTAATAACTTTAACCGGAACAGTTTCTACTACAAACGGTTCAAGTACTGTTACTGGTGCTGGTACCAGATTTAATAGTGAGCTAGCTGCTAATAATTTTATTTCTATTAATGGTAATGTGAGTGAGGTAGTAAGTGTAACTAGCGATTATCAGCTAACCGTACTTAATAATGTTGTAGGTAACATTAGTGGCTTTTCAGCATATCGTTTAGATGCTAATATTGTACTACCAGAAAAGAATTCTTATCTATTTGAATTACCATACAGTACTATAAAAACGGTAGACCCAACTGATATTGAAACTACATACTACTCCCGAAGAGTGTATGACAGAACATTATCCAGCGGTAGTGTGTCTATTACAGCAGGTACTAACGAAATATTTACATCCTATTCTGCTGATGATTATATTGTTATTAATAAAAGTACCGGTGTTGTTGTACCTCTTTATTCAGCAAATATTTCGTTAGGTGGTTCTCCAACTGGAAAAACTATTACTTTAGCACTTGGTTCATCATACGGTACAAATGATGTAAGGTTCTTTACTACGGTTGCTAAGTCTAATAATGCAGCTGATAAGAAGGTAAAGACTTTAACTTCAACCTATCTTGATTTCACATCTAATACTACTGCCACATCAACTTTAAACCTAGCGCGGGCAGATGTATATCAAGTATCTAATGTTCTAATGTCTTCAAATGCTTTTGGAAGCACGTTTATTATTTCTGAATCAAGAGATATAACATCAAGATATTCGCTGGATAATGGTCAGCGTAGAACTCATTATGATATTGCTAAATTAAAATT